AAGAGTGTTCTTTCAAGCCGTGGCCTAAGTGCTGAGTTTGCTGACATTATTAATATTAGTGATGATATTGAAATGTCCCAGGCCAACATTGATAAGTTAGATAGACTGTTTAAACAAGCGGTTAAGACTGAGGTTGAAAAGAGACTACAAGGAACCGCCCCCAAGGGTAATGGTGGAGTTAAGGCCACAGAGATTACCAAAGAAGGTGCTAAAAAGATGAGTATAGCACAAATGTCAGCTCTGGCTAAGAATGACCCAGAGACTTATAACAGATTATTTAATAATTAAGGAGGCTATTTATTATGGCTAATACTGTATTTGAAAAGAAGGTTCTGGAAGCAAAGGCTACCGACCTATTAACTACTTCTATCAATCATCGTTCTTTGATGACTGTTGATAATACCCTGGCTGAGTCTGAGGGTATGACTAAGACTATTAATGTTTATACCTACACTGGTAAGGTTGAGAAATTGGCTGATGGTGCTAAGAACTCCACTCGCGGTCAGGTTTCCTACAAAGGCACTGACTACAAGGTTGGCCGAGTTCAGCAGGTGTTTGACTACTCTGACTCCGACTTTATGAAGGATAACAGTGTGGTTGATGTTGCTATGGATGGTGCTAATGCCCTGATGGTTAATGAGATGACCGCTGATTTCTATACTGAGTGTGAAAAGGCTGAACTGTCTCATACCGCTCCTATTGGCTATGAGGCTATTGTTGATGCTATTGCTAAGCTGAATATTGAGGATGAGAGCAAGTTGTTTGTTGTTATTCCTACCTCTTGGAAGGCTGAGATTCGTAAGGATGAGGACTACAAGAATGCCCGTATGTCTGAGGTTGTTTATAACGGCCAGGTTGGCACTATTGCGGGTATCCCTGTTATTGCTACTAATGCTGCTGAAAATGGCTATGTTATGACTGCTGAGGCCGTCAAACTGTTTATGAAGAAGGATGTTGAGGTAGAGCAGGACCGTGATGTTGAGACTAAGATTAACACTGTTGTTCTGACTACTTACTACATTGTTTCTCTGGTTAATAACAACAAGATTTGTAAGCTGATTCAGGGTTAATTTGATTCTCCCTATAAATGGGGTTGGTAATAACTGACCCCTAACCCTAATAAATTGGAGGATTTACTATGATTGAAGAGATTAAACTTTTATTAGGTGATGCCTCTTCCAATTTTACAGACCCACAAATTGCCCTTGCTTATAAAATGGCACTGGCAGAGGTTGAGGCTTACTGTAATAGGGAGGCCGACACCATTTTGGAACTTATGGCCGAAAAGATTGCGGTTATTAAGTTAAATAGAATCAATACAGAAGGATTGACCTCTCAGAGTTTGTCTGGTGTTAGTGAGTCCTACTTGGATGGCTACCCTATGGAGATTATTTCTGTATTGAACTCAAAGAGAAAAATTAAGGTGGTGGGTTAAGTTGATTAGTTGTGATTTCAGACTATATAACTTTTCCCAACTTGATAAGAAAAACGGATTGGGCCAGGTGGTTGAGGGAGAGGTAAAAGGCCAGGTAAAAATGGCTATTAACCTAACCTCTCAATCAGTCCAGGATAATATCAATTTTAAAAACTCCCAATATATTGGCCTTACTTTTGGCCCCATTGATGATACTTACATTATTCATTATGGAGATGAAAAGTTAAAGGTTTTATATGTTAATCCAAAAGGCAGATATAAACAAGTCTTTTTAACAAGGATGTGAGTTTATATGGCTAATGATGTTGAGATTATTGGAGCAGATAAAATCATTGAAAAGATGAAAGATATTGCCGACCCAGAGAAATATAGAAATGCCCTCCTTAAATGTTGCCTACTGGTTGAGCGTTCCGCAAAACAAAAGGCCCCCAAGGGAACTGGTGAATTAGAACGCTCTATTCAAAGTAGGGTAGAGGAGGACAATGGAGATTTAATTGGAGTTGTATTTACCAATTTGGAATATGCTCCTTATGTTGAGTTTGGGACTGGCTTATTTGCGGAAGAGGGAGGCCGTTTAGATGTTCCCTGGAATTATCAAGATGATGAAGGGGTTTGGCACTCTACAAGTGGTATGAAACCTCAACCCTTTCTAAGACCCGCCTTAAATGAGAATAGAGAAGAAATACTCAGAAGATTAAAGGAGGGTTCTGAATGATTGAAAAATACACAGAGTTGGTTCAGGCCCTTGAAACTGTATTACCAACTCATTATGAAATGACCTTACATTCTGGATTAGAAACCCCTTGTATTAGTTGGATGGAAACTAATAATTATGTTTCCTCTATTGGAGATACTTTGGGATATTATGTGGTTCAAGTCCAGATTAAAGTTTGGTGTAATGACATTGAACTAATACATAGATACTCAAAAGAGATTGAAGATGTTTTAAGACCATTAGATTGGAAAAGAACCGCCTCTGGTGAGTTATATGACAATAATAGTTCAATGATACAAAAAATATTAACCTATGAGTCATTTACTCGTAGAGATTTTGGAGGTTAAAGATTATGGCTACTACTTCTATTGGTATTAAATTATTTATGGGTGATAAGGAATTAACCAACCTTCAAGAGATTCCTGAATTAGGTGGAGATGTTGAGGCCATTGAGATTACTACTCTGGCTGATAAGGCTCATGTCTATACTGATGGACTGTTGAACTATGGTGATTCTCTGGGCTTTATTTTCTTATATGAAAAGGCTCAATTCACTGAACTACAAGAGGCTAAGGGTGTTAAAGAGTGGAAGGTGGAACTGCCTGATGGTGCTACTTGCTCTTTCTCTGGCTCTTGCTCTGTAAAACTGTCTGGTGCTGGCTTAGCTACTGCCCTGACTTACACTTTATCTATTAAGCCCACATCCGAAATGGCTTGGGCCTAATCCCTTATAAGGGGTTGGGGTAGGGGGTTTTAACTCCCTTTCCCCTTACCCCAACAGAATTAAAAAATGGAGGTATTTATTATGATGTATGTTGATTTTACGGCGGGAAATAAGGATTACAAGTTAAGACTTAACACAAGAAACACAATCGCCTTAGAGAAAGCGGTTGGTTGTAATCCTCTGGCTATTTTTGGTAATGGTGAGACCCTTCCCACTATTACTGTTATGGTAAATGTTTTACACTGCTCTCTCCAACAGTATCATCATGGAATTAGTTTGAATGATTCCTATGAGATTTTTGATAAGTATTTGGAGGATGGAAACAGTATTACCGACTTTGTAAAGATTATTCTTGATATTTACAGAGTAAGTGGTTTGATTCCTGATGGTGTAGAAGAAAAAAACTAATTGGGGGAGAAGAAGAACCTCCCCAAAAATGGTTTTTTAAAGATAACATTTATGACTGGTTAAGAACTGCCTTGGATATAGGTATTACTGAGGAAGAGTTCTGGAATATGACCTTTACAGAGGTTAGAAATAGAGTTGATTGTTATACAAGAAGAAAAAAGGTGTTAGACCAAGAGAGAGCCACTTTTGATTATATATTGGCTGATTTGATTGGCCGTAGTGTATCCCGCCTTTACTCTTCTACTAACAACCTTCCAGAGATTGAGAAAGTATATCCTGGAATATTCAATGAAGATAAACTCCAAGAGCAGAGAGACCAGAAAAAGGCCGAATTGTCCGCTATGAGATTTAGAATGTTTGCTATTTCCCATAACAAGCGAATTAAGGAGGCAGACGGATGACCGAAGAGTTAAAAATTATAATTAAGGCCGAAATTGACAAGTTTAAGCAGTCAATGGAAGAGGCCCAAAAGGAAACAGAAGAGACAGAAAAGAAGGGCAAAAAGGGTTTTAAGGCATTTGGTAATGCTTGTAAGGCTTGCGGAAAAGTTGTTGCCACTGTTATGAAGGCTATTGCTACTGCTATTGTGGCCGGTGCTACTGCCCTTGTTGCTCTTGCTGAATCTACAAGAGAATATAGAACAGAACAAGCTAAATTAACTACTGCCTTTGAGTCAGCGGGAGCCAGTGCGGAACAAGCAAAAGAGACTTATAATGACCTTTATAGAGTCTTAGGAGACTCAGGGCAAGCAACAGAGGCTTCCGCACATTTAGCACAATTAACCACAGACCAAAAGGAACTCTCTGAATGGACTAATATCTGTCAGGGTGTTTATGCTACTTTTGGTGATTCCTTACCTATTGAGGGATTGACAGAGGCCGCAAATGAAACCGCCAAAGTAGGCCAATTAACTGGCTCTTTGGCTGATGCTCTAAATTGGGCGGGTATTAGTGAAGATGAGTTTAATGAGAAACTGGCTCAATGTAATTCAGAGGCAGAGAGAGAGGAATTAATCAGAACTACCTTAAATGGTATTTATGATGAGGCCTCCCAGAACTATGAAAAAAATGCTGAGAGTATTTTAAAGGCTAATGAGGCCCAGGCAAAACTTACAGAGGGATTGGCCCAACTTGGAGCCGTTGTAGAACCTATTATTACTGTCTTTAAGTCTGGCTTAGCTGATGTATTAACCAACATTACTCCTGGACTCCAAGAGGTTTCCCAAGGTATTCAGGATATTGTTAATGGTGTTGATGGAGGAGCAGAAAAGTTAAGTAGTGGTATTAGTAAGATTGTAGAATCTTTAACAACCTCTTTAACCTCTATGCTACCTACTTTAATCACTACTGGGGTTCAGATTGTTGTTTCCCTGGTTAAAGGTATTACTCAGGCTTTACCTACTTTAATTAAGTCTGTTGTTGGAGCAATACCTGACTTAATTGATGGAATAATGGAGTGCTTACCCGCAATTATAGAAGGTATTACAACCTTAATTGTTGAGTTATGTAATGCTCTCCCAGATATATTACAGACTATACTGGATGCCTTACCTGGTATCATTGAGACCCTAATGGCACAACTACCAATTATTATCCCCGCTTTGATTGATGGTATTACAGAGATGTTTGTAATGCTTTGTGAAAGTTTTGAGTCTATTATTCAGCCTATTATTGATGCCCTTCCAGGTATCATTATTTCCTTGGTTGATGCCATAATGAGAAACTTACCCGCTATTATTAGTGGTTTAATTACTCTAATTATGGGTATAGTTCAGGCAATCCCGCAGATTATTGATGGACTGGTTAAGGCTCTACCAACAATTATTTCAATGATTGTATCTGGACTCTTAAAATGCTTACCTCAACTATTGGCGGGTATTTTGGAGTTAGTGGTTGGAATTGTTGTGGCTTTACCTCAACTGTTGTATTCACTATATGAGGCTCTGATTGGATATTATGTTGGAGTCTGGAATGGTATTTGTGAGGTTTTCTCTGGAACTGGTGAATGGTTCAGTGAGGTATTTAGTGAGGCCTGGGAGAGAATTAAAGAGGCTTTTGCTAAATGTGGTGAATGGTTCCAAGAGAGATGGAATGATATTTGTGGAGTGTTTAATGCTATTGGAACCTGGTTCAGTGAAAAATTTACTGAGGCCTGGGAAAGTATTAAAAATGTATTCTCCTCAGTTGGAGAGTTCTTTGCGGGTATTTGGGAGACTATTAAAGGCCAATTCTCTGAGATAGGCCAGAAGATTGGAGAGGCCGTAAGTAATGCGTTCTCCACTGCCGTTAATTGGGTATTAGAAAAGGCTATTGGTATTATTAATGGTTTTATTGACTCAATTAACTGGTGTATTGGTGTTATTAATAAAATCCCTGGTGTAAGTATTTCCAAGTTAAAGAGATTAGATGTTCCTCAACTGGCTGAGGGTGGTGTAGTTGATGAGGCTACATTAGCGGTTATAGGTGAAAGAGGTAAGGAAATGGTTATGCCTCTGGAAAACAACCTGGAATATCTTGATAAGTTAGCAGGAATGTTGTCAGAGAGAATGGGTGGAGGCTCTAACAGACCTATCATCCTTCAAGTTGATGGAAAAACATTTGCTGAGACCAGTATAAGTTCAATTAACCAATTAACCAGACAGACTGGAAGATTGGCTTTAAATTTAGTATAAGGGAGGTAAGATGATGGATTACTTTAAGATTAATGGAGTGGATTACTCTGATTGTGTTTG